GGTGAATAACTACATCTGGCTTTATCTCTTCAAATTTAGCAAGAGTTTTTGTATAGTCTGTTAAGTCACAATCTTTACTCCCTAGGTATATAGCTTGAGGCATTATCTGCTGAAGGTGTTTGCCTACTGTGCTTGTACCTCCTGTTACTACTATTCTCATTTGTTGTAATAGTTTATCCAATATTCAACCATTTCATCCAGCATACTTTCAAAAGTATACTCATGCTTCCATCCTGTTGCCTTAACTAATTTAGAACAATCTCCTTTTAAGTCATGTAACTCTTCCGGACGTAAGAATTTCTCATCCTGCTTAACATAATCTTTCCAGTCCAATCCTAGCTTATTAAATACATACTCACATAACTCTTGTACTGAATGTGATATTCCTGTTGAGCAAACAAAGTCATCTGGTTTGTCTTGTTGAAGTATTAGCCACATTGCATGAACATAATCCTTAGCATGCCCCCAATCCCTTGTAGCGTCTAAGTTCCCTAGCTTTAGTTCATTTGATAATCCTAACTTAATTTTAACTGCTTCCTTACATACTTTATTTGTAACAAAGTTTGTACCTCTGCGAGGTGATTCATGATTAAATAAGATACCGTTTGATACAAACATACCGTAAGAGTTTCGGTAATTTCTACTGATGTTATATGCAAATACTTTAGCACACCCGTAAGGTGATACTGGATTGAGTGGTGTAGTCTCTCTTTGGAATCTATCCTCATCGATACTATTTCCAAACATTTCTGAAGATGATGCTTGGTATATTTTTGTAGTAGGTGATACAAGCTTTACTGCTTCAAGTACGTTTAATGTACCTATGCCTGTTGTATTGGCTGTGTATAGTGGTTGATCAAAAGATATTCTAACATGTGATTGTGCTGCTAGGTTATACAATTCGTCTGGCTGTACTTTTGCAACTACTCTTACAAGTGATGCTAGATCTGTAAGGTCGGCATACTCCAGTTTAATTCTATCATAAACCTTATCCAATCTTGCTGTTTGATTCTCAGCTACTGAATTTCTCTTAACAGTACCCCAAACCTCATAACCTTTCTCTAATAATAGCTCAGCTAGATAGGATCCGTCTTGTCCGTTTATTCCTGTAATTAGAGCTTTTTTCATAGAGTACCGTAATAATCATTCTGTTTCTCTTGTCTGTCAATTGTCTTTGGATGGTATAAAGCCCATTCTTCTTCTGGTGGAAGCATACCATGTATCTTAAATCCTTCTAATACTTCGTGTACTTTATTTTTCCACCTAATGTGAGGAGCATTCTTATAAATTCTCATTTGCCAATCGGCCCAGTTCACCCATCCTTTTTCATTTACATTCCATCCCCACTTCTGTATATGTTCTTGAGTTAAGCCCTCTACAGTATTTACTCTAGGGATTCTAAGCATATCAACATCATTAGTCTTTAGCATTTCAGGAAGGTTTTGTATTAAATTGATGTGAGGAATCTCATCAGCATCTATCTGAAAGATATAATTCCCAGTACAGTGTGATGTAAGTAGGTTTTTCCAATCAGCAAAGTGTCCTTTAAAAAAGTCACTTCTTAATTGTACTTCTGTTTTAATTGTATCTAGGTAGTTGAGTACTTCTTGAGTACCTCCACTTTGATCGTATAGTATTACTATCTCGTCTTCCTTTCGTTTGTTGGAAAGGAGGAAGTTGACTAGTCTTTTCACTTCCTCCAATTCATTACAAACTGTTATTGCATAACTTATTTTCATCCTTAAATATATGAAATTTATTCTTTATTTGCAACTTCTACATCAAAGAAGTTTATAGCATCCAATGCTTCCATGAAGTCTTCTTTCTCAAAATGCTGAATGTTTTTCATATCCATTTTGGTTGTTTGACCTTTTGGAAACTTTGCTCTTTCTTCTTCTAGGATCTCTATAGAGTTTACTGCAGCCCATCTCCAATTGTCTTTTGAATTCCCATCTAAGAATACCATTCCTTTTTCAGGAAGAGTAACTGTAGAAGGAAACCATACTTTCTTATCTTCGTCAATAAACATAAGGTCTTTGTAAAGCTCTGGTGATGCTTCTAGAGTTTTGTTTACCAATTCCCCTCCTTCAACCATTAGAGTTGAAGTTGAATACCCACACCCAAAGCAAAAGCTTGTTGTTACTTCTTCTGTTACTGCTTGTTCATAGCAAGCATTTCCTCCACAATGTGGACACACTGACATTTTTTCTTCCATGTTATTCTATATTAAAATCCTTCTCCTGTTATATCTGCTCCTATTTTCTTAAGCTTTGGTAATTCTATTTTCTTAAGTTGAGGTAGTTTTATTTGTACTTGCTTAGGGAATTCAGGAACGTACTGTGTTAGAAGGTTATCTAACGTCTCTCTCATCTTCTCATAAGAGAATAGTGTTCTACTTCTATGCCCTTGTCTTTTAGCTAATTCTTTATATATTTTATAGTCTTCAAATACATCCTTTAAAGCTTTTCCTGTGAGAGCTTCATCTGGTCTGAACCATGAGCTTTCTGTTAAGATCATTTTATCAACTGCTGCTGATGGATGTACATTATATAAAGCTCCTCCAATTTGTTTTGTGAATTGATTGTCAAGGAAATCAATATGACCTGACCATCCTGAAGCTATAATTGGTTTGTTTACTAGGCTAAATTCAAGTAATGGTCTTCCAAATCCTTCTCCCTTTGTTAAAGAGATCATTGCCTTTACTTTACCGTGATTGTATAGTTCATTAATCTCAGCATCAGACATCTCACCATGTAGTAAGTATATATTTGGTAATTTACCTTTTACTGTCTTTCTAATTGCATCAATTCTATTTAAGACTTCCTCTCTATCCATAATAGATGTTCCTGATCCTGCTTGTACTTTTAAAAGAAGTGCTGGCATTACTTTCTTATTCTTAAATGTTTCAAGAAATGCTTTGATAGTATATCCAATATTCTTTCTATCCTCTCCAAGTATTCCTGGAAGCCAATGCCCTACTGTAAGAAAGCAAAACATCTCATCGATATTATCTAGGTCTAATTTTACCGGCAAGGCTAGCGGAGTATATTTCTCTATATCAGCTCCTTCAAATAGTACTTCTACCTTTGTAGTTAATCCTAATTGACCTGTAATCTGTCCTGTATTATTATCTTGCATATTGAATTTACTCTCTTCAAATACTGTCTTAGCATGTTGTGCTGATACTAATATTAGGTCCATATTATTACATCCCTGTATCCAAGAAGCATCACAGATTGTAGTTTCAATACCGGCAGTTACTCCAATGTTATACTTACCTACCTTTTGAAATTCATTCGGTACAGTAATCTGTATCCAGACATCTGGCTGTTGTGTTAGTTGAGGTACTATTCTAGAGAGTAAAGACTCGTTACTGTGATCTTTTAAATATCCAAATCTAGTATTACCCCATCTTTGGGATAGTATTTTTACATCGTACTTGTCTAAGTCGATAATTGATTGTACAAAATCTCTTGCTCTTGCTCCGTACCCGCTGTAAGTATCAACTGGGCAGCTTACTACTAATGTTGGTTTACTCATAACTAGTATATTAATTTATGTTTAACGTATTTCTTTGGCCTGTCTGTTATCTTGAATAAATCAAATCTAGATCTTGGAGTAAACTTTTCAAATGTCTCATCCATTGCTACAACTACATTCTCACACATCTGTCTTGCTGACATTCCTGATTCATCTGATGTTACCCATTCCCTAGCTGCTGCTCCTCTTTCGTCTCTCTCTTCTTTCCCCATCTCATAAACTTCCAATAAAGCTTTAGCTACATCTTCAGGTGCACATCTATCGTCAAAAATATAAGGAGTCGGAACTGAACCAACCATTGAAATGTTTGAAGGAAATACAGGGACTGCCCACTTACCACACTCCTTATATGTTCCTCTATGATTAGAAGGGAAGTCAGAAGTGAAGTCAATCCACTTACCATTCTCATCTGTAAATCTCATCTGATCTTGCATACCTCCCGTTACGTTGGCAATGATCATCGTACCTGCCATCATAGTCTCAGTTAGAGATAATCCCCATCCTTCATTTGAAGTAATAAGTAATCCAGTGTCTGCTATGTTATAAAGTAAATTCATTTGAGCTGAATCTAATCTATCAGCTGAGAAGAATACATTCACATAGCTATCATCACATACAGCTTCTCTTACTGCATAAAGATCTGTACCGTTTTCATCTACAGGCTGTGTATGCATTACTAAAGCACATTTCTTAGCTTTCTCTTCTCCGATCATATCACAGAACATTCTATAAGAAAGAATTACATCTCCTGGAGATTTTCTTCTAATATTTCTAGAGTTCCAAAATACTACATACTCATAATCTTTTCCTCCAAATAAGTTATTCTTAAAGTCTTGAAGTCCTGAATACATTTCATGGTCTTTTGTAATTGGAAAAAAGACATCCTCATTAATACCGTGAGGTACGTATTTAATAACTTTATCTTCAGCTAAATCCTCTAAAACTATTTCATTAATATTTTTAGTTTGTTTTGAGATTGCCATTAACAAGTCACATGACTCGTAGTAAGGTTTGTTATATAAAGGTGCTGGATAGTCATCCCAAATGTTTAAGTACATTAAAGGAATTTGATTTCTTAACTCTCTTTCTATTTCAAATAACCAAGTCCAGTATCTTGGATCGGTAAAAATAAAAATAGCATCTGGTTGTTCTTGGTTAATCAATTGTCTGATTTGCATTGCATCTCCGTATCCATTGTTAGGAAGAACTCGTACCCATGAATCATCAAGACCTGTTAACTTATTTACCTCCTGTGAGATATCAAATCCTTTTCCTGCTTCAGGATGTTGTAATGCAGCTCCTAGATTTAACCAATTGAAGTGGTGAGATGTTCCTACAACAATCTCTCTGGCCATAGTTGCGATACCGGAATGCATCCTAATATCATCGCATAACAAAAGAATCTTTTTACGATCCTCTTTCTTAACATAACGAAATTTTTCTTTCATGTAACTATTTTAATTTAATATTTGTTTGTGTGTGTAGCTTTTGCTTGAAGTTATCTTCTGTAAGATATAAAAAAATTGCTCTGTCTACAAGCTTTTGTAAGGAAAATTTATGCCTTACGCATTGCTCTTTAAATTCCTGTAGAAGATCCTCTTCTACTTTAACTGATGTTAGTTTTTTGCTAGTGTTAATCATTTTTATAGTTTATAATTTATATACATATATAAATATACCCTTATCCTAAAACACCTGCATGACAGTGTTCGGTACCTTTAAATTCACAGAACATACAGTTTGATCTTGAAGGAGTCTTATCATACTCTTTATCAATATACTGACCATGACTATCAAAGGCATCGTTAATAAATTTTGTAAGTGCTGTAGTGGCTTGACCTCTTTTAATCTTTCCTGACGGAGGTACAAACTCTTGAACTCTTCTACCCATGGCTGCAAATTCTGGATCTTTAGGAACCTTTCTCTTTACAATAAAATACTTTACATCTACCTTATCAACATCTATATCAAATTGTCTTGCTAGGAATTCTTTATATAGAAGTAACTGTGCTAGCTTTTTATCATCTTTCTTTGCCCAATCATTCCATCCTGAGGTTGATGTTTTGATATCTAAAATGATATATTTATCATCTTGGTCGTCATATAGAACAATATCGATATATCCTTTAAAGAATACATTCTCGGCTATTTTATGTATAAGAGGAATTTCTACTCCAACCAGCTTGTAGTACTTGGTACCGAAGTAAACAGAGCGTTTCTTACGAACGTACTCTAAGATTTCAATACCATCATTATGAAACTCAGATAACTCTTGAGAGGTAGAGAAATGCTTTCCATACTTTTCTTTCTCTTGAGCATAAATTGTTTGCATCTTCTCCAGTAAGAGAGTATTCAAATCCATTTCATTTGACTTCTTTACTGTTCCTTCATAGAGTTCTGTTAACCATTCCTGCATTACTTCGTGTACGGCTGTACCAAAGACTGTATGAATGGAAGGCTTATACTCTTGCAATCCTTTTACATATTTTAATGCCCATTGGTGTGGACAGGTATTATATGCCAGGGTTTGACTATACGATATGGATTTGCTGATATTGTAATCTATAACTGGATTACAGAAGTCTCTTATCAGGCTTACCTGCTTAAGAGTTTTCTTTGCCATCTTTTAAGGTTTTAATTTCTCTTTTTAAATACCATAATGCTTTTTCAAGCTCCTGGATTGTGTCGTCTTTCTTTCCAGCTCTTGAAATATACTTAACGGTATTACCTAAACAGAAACCTAACTTCCAGGCTTCAATAACTTTTATGGCTTCGTAGGGATTATCTTTTCCTCCGTAATGGTTTGGGTGGTTTACTAATTCTTTCTTTTGACTTGGTTCGTCAATAGTAAAGATGGCTTCTCTGTCGTTCATAATAACATTTTTATATAACTATAATATATGAAAAAAGGCCTGTAAAAACAAGCCTTATTTAATTTATTTTATAAATAGAAAGAGTGAAGTTGCTATTCCTAGAAAGGTTCCTACCTTGTATAAGAATGTTTTATTCCTTTGACCTTTTAATTCTTTCTTTAAATCATCAGTCATTCCTTTATACTCTCCAATTTGAACATCTTTCTGTCCAATAATATATTGATTGTTTTTATCTTTATCAGTTAATAAGCTGATAATAGTATCTTTCTGTACTTCTCTTTCTTGCAGTTTAATAACTTTTTCTTGAGTAAGTTTTAATTCTACCTTACATCCGTCATAACGAACTAAATCTTTTGCTGCTAGTCTTACTACCTTAGTTGGTAGAGTTACCTTGGTTGTATCTGTTTGTGAAAAAGAATTCAAGCTCAGCATTAGAAAACTTATCAACAGTATTAATTTTTTCATCTGTTTGTTTTTTTACAATTGTTATGGTATTATCTATGTGGTGTATTTCTTTTGTAATAGAAATTACATTCTCTTTTACTGAATCGATCTTAACATCGATTTGTTTATTGATTACTTGGGCTGAATCTATTTTAGTTTGGACTGAATCTATTCTTTGTTCATATCCTTTAACGTCTGTTCTAATACTGTTTGTAGTAAAGATATTATAACCTATTAATACAATTACTATAACCAGTAGCAAATTTTGCTTATTTTGTAGCATCTCTATTTCCTTTATGTTTATCTAATCTATCTAATATTTGTGTTACTAATTCATTTTTAACTATACCTACCATTGAGGCATTTTTCAATATAGAGACTAACTGGAACACTAAGAAAGGAGCCATAATGGTTTCACTCAACCAAGATGTTCCAGTAAATCCTTTTTCTATTGATAAGATGGCTGCTAGCATTACTGTCCAGAAACCAAATGTTTTTAATACACTTAATGCTTTATAAGTCTGAAATCCTTCTCTCTTAACTCCGGCCCATATACCAAAGAAGCCATCAGCAAAGACAACCAATCCTACTGCTAGGAATTGCTCGATGTTATCTGCTGTTAGGTGCATAAAATATGTACCAATAAATGCTAATGCTGTTGTCAATGATAATGTAATTAATAGTGAAGTTTTCATCTTATATTTACCTATTTAACGTATTCGTAATACTTTTTAGTTTTCTCTGAACGATCTGCTAATCCGTGAGTACCGCCGTTAATTCTTTTCGTAAGAGCTAATATGGCTGCATCGTTAATTCCTTTGTCGCATATCTCCCACAATTTATTTTTGTCAAAGAAGAACATTGCTGATTCAAAAGAATAAGTTGTTGCTACTAGATCTGGATTAGTCATAATTTCTGGCTTGTTTAAATACTTAGCAAATGCTGCGTAGTTATCCTTACCTGTTAATTGAAGAGCACCTCTTCCTCTAAATTTAAAACCATCTCCTGAAGTCTCTGCTCCATTACCCATTCTTGATGCGTAAACTCTATTGGCAATCTTCTCAGGATTTCTAGCATATGATTCTTCTAAGTTACCTGGAAAGTATTTTCCAAAGATACCTTGAAGACCTTGTGCAGAATAGTTTAAGTTTTCTGAGAATGCTTTAAATCCTCCAGTTTCGTGTGCTGTTTGAGCAAAGAAATGTGCTGCTCTTACTGGAGTTAATTTATAAAACTCCATTGCTTTTTTCATTGTACCAGGACCAAAAGCTCCGTCAGCTCCTACTCCGATCTTTTCTTGTAAACTTTTTAAGCTCATAATCTAATTTTTATTCTTCGTTATTTGATTTGTTTCCGTTTTTCATTGCTGCAAATTTTTCTAATACATCTGGAAGGAATGAACCTAATGTGATGTACATGAATGCATCAAAGATGTACTCGTTTAATTCTAACGCTTTACCCATGTACCCTGTTACAAGGTCTACTGCAATTGCAATAACCATTACCATGAATGACATGAATCCAATTACAACTTTTTCATTGTAATCATTTGACTTTTTAAAGATACTGAAAAATCCCATAAAATAATTATTTAGTTTAGTTAAGATATAACTAATTGGTAATAACAAATTTTTCATAGTAACTGCTTTGATTTAGTATAAATAGCACAAAAAAAAGAGGCACAAGGCCTCTTTGATGTTTAAGTAAAGTCTGTCTTACTCCCCTATATTCATGTGCTTTAATTCCTTTGGAAGGAACTCAGTATTGACATGGCCGCAGGCCTTGCACGCAAATACCGGAATAGGCATGTAAGTTGTTTGACCTGTTCCTGTAAGGATTCCACTTGCCTTTCTAATGTGAAGGGCTTCTTCAAAAAATGTATGGTTACATTTCTCACACTCTACCGGAAGTGTTTGATCAATCGATAGATTCATTCTTGGTTGTTGATCCATTTTACTGTTTTTTAATGTTACATAATTCATCCACCTTTACTATATCTGCTGCAATTTGAAAGACAGTACCCGGGGTAAGGTGCGGGGCCTCTTGCGAGATTTTTAATACCTGTCTTAGTAGGGCACCTCTTATTTTTGCTTTCTTGGCTGCTAGTAATATGTCAACAATAGTACCGACACTTCTTTGATGTTCCGATCTCAATTGAGAGGTTCCGCTCTCAATCATTTCATGGTACTTGGTGATTGAATCTGACATTGATTATTTCTTTTTAGGGTAGTACTTTCTTTTCTTTCTAACTGGCTTTGGTGCCTCTACTACTGCCTCAACATTTATTGTTGTAACTTCTGGTACTACTTTGGCAATCTCTACTACTTTTTCTACAACCTCTGGTGTTGTTACCTCGGCAATAGCTTCCACTGCTTTTGTTTTTTTAGCTGGCTTGTCAATAGGAAACTCTGATTTCTTCTTCTTGATAACTGTCTTAGGTGCAACAGGACGTAAGTCTTTGTTGTAAAGCTCTTTGGCTAGGTCTGCTAATTCTTGTACTTCGGCATTGTTATCGAAGTCTGTTTTAAATTCTTTTAAGGTCTTTGTACCTCTTTGCATATAGTATGCAAGGAATGCTGTTCCTACTACTATAACTGCTACTAAAATAATTGATGTTAAAATTGTCATATGTTTGTTTGTTGGTTAAATTTGCGCGTGACACCTTCGGTGAGGAGGTTTTAACGCCCCCTCCCCTCTCGGTCCCTTCTTATTTACTCTCTGCTGTTGAAGCTTTTCTATAATCTGTGATCAATTTCTTAACCTCTCCAATAGATTTTCTTGCTCCTGCTTGTGATTTTTTTGTTGTACCGTTATGGCTTGTTACGAAACTTTGATACAATTCATCGATTTGTTCGAATAATTCTTGCTTGTTCATTTTTGTTTATTTTAAATTAATATTACATGAACTGAGAAGGATCGATTCCTGCTCCTTGTTCATCTTTTGGTTTTTTACTTGTGATTACACATTCTGTGATTAGCATTGTTCCTGCTACTGATGCTGCATTCTCTAAAGCTAGTCTTGTTACTTTAGTTGGATCAATAATACCTTCCTCTAACATGTTAACATACTCTCCTGTTCTAGGATTGAATCCTGTCCATTTAGTATTATCAGATACATAGACTACTCTCTCTTCAATAATCTCTGCTGTTTCTCCTGCATTCAATAAGATTTGTTTGAAAGGCTTCTGAAGTGCTTTGATTATAATATTGAATCCTTTTTGCTGGTCTGGATGTTGAGCTACTAAAGGATTTTCTGTTAAGAAGAAAGAAGCATTTAGTAAAGCAATTCCTCCTCCAGGTAAGATACCTTCCTGTAAAGCTGCTTTAGTTGCATGAAGAGCATCATCTACTCTATCTTTCTTTTCTTTCATTTCAACTTCTGTATGACCTCCAACATGAATCATAGCTACTCCTCCAATAAGTTTTGCTAATCTGTCTTGTAAGATTTCAATCTCATAAGGTGAAACTGTATTCTCGATTTGCTCTTTAAGCTGCTCAATTCTCTCTGTAATAGCTTCTTCAGATCCTTTACCATCTACAATGGTAGTATCATCTTTACCTACAGTAACTTTTCTAGACTTACCAAACCATTCCAAGTTGAATTTGTCTAGCTTCATTCCCTTCTCTTCCGATACAACTGTACCTCCTGTTAGAGCTGCAATGTCCTCAAGCATAGCTTTCTTCTTGTCTCCAAATTCAGGAGCTTTAACTGCTACTACTCTTAGGATACCTCTCATCTTATTTACAACCAATGTCGATAAAGCCTCTCCATCAATATCATCTGCAATGATAAGTAAGTCTTTATTTTGTTGTGATACTGATTCTAGTAATGGAAGTAATTCTTTAATTGCTTGAATTCTTTTATCTGTAATAAGGATTAAAGGAT